CTACCTCATAGACATGGTTTGTGATAAGCATTGGAATTTTAACCTTTGCCAACTTCAATGTCAGAACACGGAATGCGGCTTTGATAACCTGCGACTTCGTCATGTCTCTGACATCCTTCCCTTCCAAAGAATCTTCCATCTCTTTAGAAGTAGAAAGTAAACCCAGACTATCTAAAACAAACATCATAGGTGGACGTTTATCTGCTGGTTGTTTCTCGTATGCCTCAATTAGTTTGAGTGCGTGTGTCTTAAACTTTTGAATCGTATCAGGCTCTGCAATGATAACTCGTGCTGTATCAATACCACGTGAACTCATCATTGATTTTGTGACTGCTGCCTCTGTGTCGTAGTAGACGACTGCTCCGTCGGGGTTCTTGTCAAGGAAGGCTCTAACGATACCAAGAACGAAGAAAGTTTTACCAGTAGCGGACTCTCCTGCAAAAGCAGTAACTTTGTTATCAGGTACGCCACCATAGATGCTACCAGAGAGAAGAGCGTTGAGAATGTAGCTGCCAGTATCAATATAACCACCATACTCAGAACTAGCATTGCCGTCATCGGCCAGGTAAGTATCCTCATCATTTAGCTCCTTCAATAAACTTTTCAAAAAACTCATTACATCTCCCTTATTTGATCTTTACCAATCATGATTGTACCACCTCTTATCTTACCAGTCAACTCTTTAAGTAACCTGGCACGTGATTCAATCTCTTGTTGTGTATCTTGATGTTGCTCAATCTGCTGTTCTTCAATCCTTGGTTTATTCATTCCAATGTTAGCTGCTATCAGTAAAATAATAGCTAGCGGATCAAATACAATAACAATTAGAATAATTACCCAGCGAACTGTCTTATCCAAGAATTGAGTATCGACTTCTTCATAGAACAATTCTGCAATAAACTTGAGGGGGCCGACTTCTGCTTCGACCTTTCTAACCTGGGCGGCCAAGGGTGCCCTAGTGTCATTAAGGATACCAATCTCTTTCTGGTAGGCTTGGATTTCCTCTTGTAGGCGAGCACGGTCTTTTTGTTGTGAGCGCCGAACCACCACTGCTTTTTCTGCACCTTTTTCTGTGTCACTGCGGCCCATGATTTGGTCCACAGCCTCATCATATTGTTTAAGCGCTTTACGGTTTGCATCTATATTCTCCCTCGCTACTTTAATCTTTTCATCATATATTGCTAACTGAGATACTACATCACTAGAAGTTGTTGTTTGATCTATGTGAGCTTTCGATAGGTATCCAAACGTTCCCATCGATGTAATAAACATTAAGGTAAGAATCGATGCAACCAAGTATGCTTTGATTGAAAACGGGGCAATGCTCCAGTTACGGTACGTCCACGATGCAGCAACTACCTTTGCAACCTCGAGTGTTCCACCCATAATAACAACAGGCCAAAACGAAGCTGCAAAGATTGTTGTTAATCCAATAACAGAGAAGTAGGCAGCAATTGCTGAAAGTGCAATAGCAACTAACAAAGCAAGATAGTTAATCATTTTCTACAATTTTGTTTACCTTATCAATAAACGCAGTCATCTTCTTTGACCTATCAGGCCATAGTATGTACTCTTTCTCAGGATCTTTCTGAAGGTTTAGCAATAGAGGCATAATTAATTTGTACAGAGCTTCCATTCTATCTTTGTACTCTTTTGAAGTCAACGTCAATTGCTTTTCAGTTTGAATTACTTGCTGTTGCAACTGACGCTCAATTGACTTCAACTCATCCTCGCTAACAGCAGAGAATCCGAAGTCATCAGTAACATCATCTAGTGAAATGTTAATCTTTCCCATTTTTATTCCTATGCAAAGAATTGTTCTAGTGTTTGTCTACGGTCTTTGATCTGCCAACCAACTGCATCAAGAATCGACTTGATTGGTTCCAAGAATGATTTATCAAATTGTCTCTCGTAGTCGACATATGGATGAATATTCAGCACCTTTGGTAGATCACCTGGTGATGATATCACAGAATCACGAGCTGGATTAGGTGTTCTCAGATAAGCGAACTTGATCTTATCTCCATCACGAATGATGGGATACTTTGTATCTATCTTATGCTCTCTTAACAGTGCATTGTAAATCAATGAACCCTTGACGTGAATAGGTGTAGACTTACGGTAGATCGATGATGCATCTTGGTACTTCTTCATATCTCTCACACTTCTTGGAAATGCAATCTCCTCAAAAGGCAGGGTCATAAACTCAGTCTTAAAGTCAGTGATGAATTTGATAGCTGCTTGCTCATCCTGATTCATAATTACCTCGAGAGCCTTCTTAATGTTCTTTCTACAAGCTGCTGGTGTAGAAGAACGAACCGCTTCAATCCCTTGCATCTTCAACTTAGGTTCGCTATACTCGACTCCTTCGTTGTTGTACACGTTCAAGATGTAATGCTTCTTACCAGTCCAGATACCTTTGTTGGCAATCGCTTCGCGCTTCATCACCATCTTCTGTTTCATCACCTGCATGTATTCACCAAGACTGGCAAACGTATCATCAATGAATGGTTGTAGTTTCTTTTCACAAACGTTATCAAGAAACTTTACTATCTTGTGGATGTCGTGTTGATCGTCTTTGAATACACCGTCGACCAATCTTTCAAGTCTAATATACATTGAGTCAGTGTCACATGCGATCACATAATCTTCGTTTTCTGTCTTAAATAGCTTGTTAAGGTATTCGTTGATGTGTTTCTCCATCCAACGAATTGATAGCTGACCAGACATTGTAATCCCCTCTGCAAGATTACGTTGATACCATCTGAAGTATACGTTACCTAACCAAGAGCGCCGTAGGCACTATTCAACTGAATTTTTTTTGCCATCTGCATATTATTGCATCTTGCAATCTCGTTGATAGTTTGCCTACGGAGCTCTTGGAGGCCCTCCATAGTTAATTGTTTAATATCTTGCATTTATATCCTTTAGCCCTTCCTTTAGAAATGCGCAAGTCGCTTTTTATATTGCCCCACATTGTAACGAATGGGAGGGTGTGCTGTTCACAAAACAGGCCTAGCCTGTTTGTTGTATATACGTTACCATCTGGTGTTGTTATTTCATAAGTGCCGGATAGTGAGTCGATCATGGTTTCTCTGTTAGTCTTCCACATCTCAGCAAGTTTGGACTTCTCCTGCATCAATATTGAATGCTCTGGTCTTTTGGACCCAGTATTCTTTTCGACAGCCTTTTTTAGATTGTCTAATCTTTTTTGTCTGTGTTGCAACACACGTTGCTCATCCTTTGAATACCCATTTGAACGCGACTCTAGATTTCTTCTTACCACTTCAGGATTCTTCATAGGATTTTGGTAGATGTGACGATTAGAATTAATATGATCAAACCCACCAATCCCACCTTCCATGAGGTTATAGCATAGCGGGTTCTCTATATTTTGTTCGACGAGCTCGCGCTCTTTTTGATACATCTCATCTTCATGTTGAAATACAAAAAGAACTTCTTTGATAAAGTTTGATCTACCATAGTACTTGATGGCCCGTTTGATCGCAAGCCCAGACCCCAAGTAATCATCGTTGGGATTTTCTGTCTTATGGGCTCCAATATAATAACGGTTGTTTTTCAAATTAGTTGTCTTATAAACAGTGTACATTAAGTCTCCTGAAGTATGTATTACCTAATGCCACTATTTATATTATTTAACTCCTTCGCACTATTTCCTCTTCAATTAATTCTAACTTCTTCTTTGCTTCGATCATACGCTTTTTCCAAACCGTACGGTCGTTGTACATCGTCTCCATCAGTGTAGGTAGAAACCCTACATTGTTCTTACTGAATAACGCACCATTAGGACTCATTGTCATGTTCTGATCACTAAGCGTCTTCTCAAAGTCTGAGCCAACTTGTTTATTCAGACATCTCTCAATCGTTACTTCATCTACCACACCAATGTAAGTATCAGGGCTAATGTTGTATTGCATGATCAGATGAGGATACAGACTGTTCAAGTCGAACGAGCAAACCCACTTATGTAAGCCAACCTGAGGATCTTTTACATACCCACCAACAATTGGGCCCATCTCTGTGTCAATTGCTTGCCTCTCTTCAAGATCACCACGCTCGACGTGAGGAACAACAATACCTCTATCCATCAGATAATTTGTAATAATGATGTCCCAGATACGAACGGTAGTGAAAGTATCGACGTAGTTGACCTTAGCATCGTATGCAATAGCGAATACTTGTTCGATGAATTTCAACTTCTCTTCTAGCTTATCAACCAACACAACGTCATGGATGTTATAGTCAACAAACCTTTCGAAGTCCTGCATATAAAATTCATGCATCGACTCGTACTCAGAGTAGTCTAGCTTTCTTTCACCAAGCTCGTACTCAGCAATGTGATCGAGCTTGTATGATTCCTGAGGAGTATAAGAAAACTTCTTGTACAGCGCCATATAGTCAAGGACTGATATCCCGTACACATCGTATATCTTAGGCGATGTTGGATCGTTGCCTACTTGACGTTCTTTAACAATTCCCCACGGTGAGAGTTTGTTGGCTTGCTTTGGACCAAGTACGTTGGTAATACGTTTGTACAGATAGGGAATGTCGAAGTACTCAATATTCCAACCAGTTACGACATCAGGTTTCCATTTGTTTGAGTTCCATGCTTCGAGAAACTTTTCAAGCAAATCACTTTCATTTCTACATTGAACATACACAACATCATCACTCTTTGGCTTGTATGGTCTTGTTCCAAGAACAATAACCTTGCCTTTCTTACGCATTGATAGTGTAATGATCTCCTTGTCAGCATACTCCATATTAGGAAACCCATTGAGAGTGGACGTCTCAATGTCAAGTGATACTACATTGATATCATCGACGTTGTAGTTAACCTCACCTTTGAATAGTCCGTGTATTGCTTGGTATGTGTATAGATTTGATCCGTAGATTTCAAAACCATCAACATCCGAGTAGTTAGCCATAAAGTCTCTTGACTCCTTGACTCCTTCAAAGTCTACTTTATCAACGTATTTGTCATCTAGTGTTTTATATTGTGATTTATTTTTAGTTTTAACAAACAGATACGGACGATACACATCACGATACTCAAATCGTTTGCCATCCTCATATCCTCTCACATATACTTTATCACCATAAACAAATACATTTGTATAAAACTTCATATCACCTCGACTGCAAAGAGTTGCATTATACTACAATAAAGTAAGTAACACAACTATTATCTTATAGACGAAGCAATCTGAATACCAGAGCCAAACATACGGCTGTAGTTATTTTGAAGATCGACCGATGGTTTGTAGGTTGTCATGATATGGTCTTCTTTGAAAGTAAATTCACTTTGTTCTGCATACGGTGCATATGGGTACAGTGAAATACCAACGCCGTCTTTTGTGGGAACAAGTTGGACAATGCCAACATTAGTAAGTTTGTAGGAGTGGGAATGGTCTTTTGTTTTTGTGACTTCTAAGTCACCAATCAAATCTTCACCAGTAATCAATCTAACAATATAGAGGCTCATAATAATCCTTAAATTAAAAAGCCGGCCATTGCGGCCGGCGTACTTTTTACAGACCTCTTTCGTGAGCTTCTTCCATCAACAACTCACCCATTGGTTTGGTATCTTTTGATTTGCCTTTTGCAGGCTTCTCGCTGATCTCAATTTTCTTAGGTTTCTTGTGTTCTGGAATAATTCTTTCCAAGAAGATCTTTAGCATTCCGTTCAACATCTCAGCATTCTGAATCTCAACTTGGTCGTTAAGAATGAATGTGCGATTAAAAGCGCGGTTTGCAATTCCTTTGTAGAGGAAGTTTTCGTTTTCATTATCATCTGCTGTTTTACCTGCAACTACCAACTTACCATCTTCAAAAGTAATTTCAACATCAGTCTTTGCAAAACCAGCAACAGCTAGCTCAACAACATACTTATTGTCTTCTACTTTTTTGATATTGTAAGGGGGATAGTTGGGGATATTCTTTGCAACTTCGTCGTGAAGTTTAGCAAGTCTGTTGAACGAGTCATCAAACCCAACAAAGAATTTATCAAGATCCTTAGTTCCGTATTTGAAACCAGGGCCAAAGGCAAATGTATTTGCCAACGCAGTTAGTGTATCAGTAGTCATTTAAGACCTCCTATTAAGCAAGGTTGAGAAAATGTGCCCCTGACGGCGGCACACTTCTATTTATACATCATCCACTAATGATAGTCAACTTTTTATTGTCTCAAAGTGTAAATTTGCAACAATAAATTCTTTGACCAAGTTACTACGAACAATATCCTCAACATCAAATTCAATGTTTCTGAACGATGGCATTCTGTTGATAATCTGGACAAAGTCTTTTAGACCGGATTGATCATGCTTTTTGTTGAGATCTGTTTGCTTGAAGTCTCCACAGAATAGAATTCTTGATCCTTCACCGACTCTTGTAATGATCGAACTTAGTTCTTGGAAGTTCATGTTCTGGCACTCGTCGACAATAATGATCGCCTTGTCAATAGTTATACCTCGAACAAAAGAAGTTATAAGGAACTCAATATTTTTCTGTTCAACTAATCTTTCATATGCTTGATCTGTATTAAATAGGTCTTTACAGATTGCTTTATACGGTGCAAGATATACGTCTGTCTTTTCTTTCTCATCACCAGGTAAATGGCCAATCTCTCTTGATGGAACAATTGATCTAACAATTACAACCTTCTCAAAGCTGCTTTTGTGATCCATCATCTCCTCTAGTGCTTTGTAAACAGCGATGAATGTCTTTCCTGTACCTGCTGCGCCGTGCAGCATTAGCGCTTGGTGTCCTTCCTGATACAACTCGTAAAACTTCTTTTGATTTCTCGTAAGTGGGTCAAATAATTGTAAGTCTTCGTATTTAAGTTTTAGCTTTCTTTTGTTTTGCTGGTCTGGGAATGTGTGAATGGACGCCTGTGACATTCTAGCCTGTTTTCTCATGG